CGCAAGACGTGTCCCTGACGAAGGGAGCGAAGAGGAATCAGCAATCTTGGAAATCTGCGAGGAGTTCGACGAGATCCGCCAAGCCTGGGGAACGCCTATCGGAGTGACGAGTGGTTACCGCCCAGAACCGTTTAATACCGAAGCTGGCGGGGTGCCAGGGTCTTATCACGTCAAAGGAATGGCGCTAGACATCTACCCCTGCGGAGAGGATATAGATGAATTCCACAATTGGCTCATTAAGCGCTGGAGTGGTGGCTACGGGGATGGCCGTCAGAAAGGGTTCATCCACATAGATAGTCGAAACAGCGGCAGGTTCTTTTCCCGTGCTGGTGTTAGGCCAGCCGCTATTTGGACTTATTAGTCGAGGTCAAATTACTTTGACTGCCATTTGCCCGATATTGAACTGGACCGTATCGTTTTGCAGAATCTCTACGCTTGTAGTCAGCGAGCCCGACGCGATGAACTCTTCAGACTGGTGAGGGCTGAAACACTCAGCATTCCAGATACCGAAATGAGTGACTGTTATAGGACTCGAATTAACTGCCAGTCCAGTCATTTGAACGACAGCTCCATTGGTTATCTCAAAGCCACCACCAGTAGCTGGGACCACAGCGCTAAGGTCTGCGCTTGCGACTGGTTTGCTGTGAAGATTGCAAATTGCATTCGTTGTATCAGCAGTATTACCCGTAGTTCCAGGGTCTGCAGTATGCAGAGTTACATAAATAATGTTTGGAGCAGTAGGGAAAGTATTACCTTTTACCCATCTAAGAATTCTGGATGCAAAATACTCCGAAAATGCCATTCTTAAGCCTAGTTACTGTTGTATTTTGACAGCTATGGGTAGCCGCCACCGCCAGATGGTGTTGTTGATGCTGTTAGTGTAGCGCTCATTGGAGCACTGCCAATTGCAGCGCCGTCGATGCGCCAAGTGATCTTCATTCGACCGCTTGTTAGGAACGTACCTCCAGCGACCCCGGACAAACCTGCGAGCAATCCATAAGAATTAAGGATACCACCGACGTTTCCATTGGGCTTCTTAATTTTACTCTCAGGAAGCAAAGTAGCTGTGGATATATTGACTCCCTCGGCAATGGCTTTCATCTTGATGAGGGCCACCCTGGTTCGGAGATCCGCTCTGCCAAGTATCGCTCCCTCTAGCTCAAGGTAGCGAATGACCTGTACCTCAATGTTGTATGGGAGCGTTTGCCATTGTGAACTGCTGACTGTGAAGTAATAGACACCTTTTGGCAGTGTTAGCAGCTGCTCCTGTACTTCTGTATTGATGACCTCGTTGTTATATCCAAATCCGTAGGCATTAAGTTGAACGGGCTTTCGGTTGCTATCGAGCAATCCAACTGAGATATATTTATCGGTTTGAGCTGAGATATTGCTACGGACGATTCTGATGTCAGACGAGTCAATGCAATTGATTTTGTAGTAATGGGTGTTCGATCCTGTCTCGGAGCCGATCTCTCCAGAAAAGCTTCCTTTAATGTTTCCTACAAGGCCTAGGTCTAGCGCCTTTGAAAAAGTATTGAATAAGACATTACCAGGCCTATTAAAAGAAGGCCGAGAGCTGACGCTACCTCCGTAGCCAGCCTTGATATTGGCAATTGATTCAGTTTGATTTGGGACTTGGTAGTTGCTCATCAGTCCTCATGAAGTCGACATTCTTCGGCATTGGGGTTTTCTATGCAGTACTCCAAGAACTTGCGTCGTATGCCAGAGACGTGCGACAAGTCAGGATATCCGCAGGGAATTTCTTCCCAATACAATTCGGAAGTACTTGTGTTCGGTTGAGATTGATGAGCCATATAATGCCCACTTAGTTCAATGTTAGTTGAATAAACCAAGTCAGGGGCTTGCGTGTAGATAATTACAGACTAATTCTGCTTACGGCGAAGATTTTTCTTCATTGATGTATGTGTGAGAGGCCTGATCAACTGGATAAGCGTTGCTATCGAATCCTTCCTTAGGCATATCTCAACAGGTGCTTCGTGCTGGTTGTGATGAACCATGGCCCGTATGCCGTTATCTGTTAGCCATCCGGCAATAGCTTCATATTCCTGCTCGGTATAGCGGCCTTTGATTTGACCTCGAGTACCAAGGATGCGGCCTTGATCGAGCCATAGAGCTGTCATGCCGTAAACGCCTGACACGTCTAGCACTTGCCTCGAGATCACTGGCTTGTCTCTAGGGCAAAGCAGCTCATAGGCACGCCACAGCCCCTCTGCCTGCAGCCTGAGACGTTCGTTGTCGTAGTAGCCATTGGAGTCGACGTGGTCCCAAACCGTTTCTACTGGGCCATCGTGGAGCCGCCTCAGGACCCTTGACTGGTGTCCTAGGTAGACACGGTCAAGTTCGGAGCGGACAATCTCAAGCCAGGGAGTTCGTCTTTGACCTTTCAGTGCCAGCTTGCCCTTCCCCAAGCAATAGCTCAGTACGCGAGCTGCGAATTGAGCTTGCATCCCAGTACTCTCCTTTGAACAGGTGTTGTCGTGATTTCGGTGCGTAATTAAAGAGCGCAGATTGGATCTTCGCTGTCTCTTCTTTATTGAATTCCAACCGTGGTCGGGCTCGCCCCTCGGTGACAATCCCAACAGCGCCGGTCAGCATTTGCAGCCATGACGCAATGAGCTGCGCCTCCTGGGTTGTCATGCCTACTCGACCGAGGCTTGATGACTTGTTCTTTTTGATCTTGCAGCCCTCGGCCCAGCACCAAGCTGCTGCGTTGGCGCCAAGGAGATCCAGTGTTGTCTGGGTGATCTGACGTTCGCCGAATGGATAGAGCAAGTTGTAGATCGGCCTTAGTTTTGCACTAGAAAGACGAAAACGAAGCACTGCTGTTGTCTTGCCATTTGCCCTAGGACTGGTCCTATAGGGAACAATTTCGGCTTTTGTAGGGATAAATTGCTTTAATTCCTCGATCTTTTCTTCTAAAAATACAGACTCAGTTGCACCTGCTGTGAGTGTCAATTGAACGTAGCCCCCGCCAGGAGAGGGATATGGAAGAAGACTTCCATCAACGAGAAGAAGTCCGAGGATTCCGCGCACATCTGCGGAGTCCAAATGTTTTTCCCTATAGAACTTCTATATAGTAGTAACAAGCACGCAATCCGCGTGTGATTTGTTCCCTATACGCTTAGGAGTTTTACGATCCAATGTGGATTGATAATGACTTTCCAAAGCTTCTAGGTGCAGAGCTCTATCGTCCCCATCCCGGTTATATCATCGAGATGGCTGTAGAGCCCGTGGTTGTTCACGATTTCGCAAAACAACCCGGCCAAACTGTTCAGTTAGACCGTTATCGCTTCTGGGGCAATCCTGGCAATAAGGATTCCCGAGAGCGCACGGCTGACCAAACACTTGGTACTGCCTCTAGTCGCAATATTGTTAAAGACAAGGTATTAGTAACCCTTAAGGAATATACCGGCCCAGCCGATCCTACCGACGCAACTTCTCCTTCAACTTTTAAGGTTGCTAGAGAGACTTTGCTGACAGCTCAGAGGCTACTTCTCGACACTGGAAACCTAAATGTTTTCCACCAGTCGATCGGTAGTTTGACTCTTCTGGATGATTATCGCCGCTGGCGTGATCGTGTATTCGCCGACGAGCTATTCAAGGCAGACGGCAATGGTGAAGCGGGCGAGAGCCAAGGTGGATATTACTTCCCACTTGGTAAAGACCGCACCTCTAGTGTGGTCGGAACCTACGCCGCTGGTGAATCAGCCAAGTTCGACGTAAAAACCGACTTGCTGCAAGTTGTAAAAGACATGCGCAAGCGTAACGTGCCGACCTTCTCGGATGGGTACTATCGCTGCATTGCCGACCCTACGGCGATGATGCATTTGCGTCAAAATGATGCATTCCGCGAAGTTGCGCGTTATGCAGGTCAAGGCCAAGTCAACCCAATGCAACCAGAATTAGCGCCAAACGCTAACTTCTTCCAAGGCATGGGTCCCGCTTACGGCCAGGGTGGTTTCGTTGCTGGACAGCCAGTAATGCCTACCGGATTTTTGTTTGAAGGAGTTAGATTCTTCGAATCAACCAACCTTCCCGAGAAATCATTCGCGACAAACATCACTGATGCGAGCGGCGCTGGTACATACACAGCAGCCCCTCTCCTATTCTTCGGCCCACAAGCGGTTGGCGTAGGTATCGGTGGAAATAACGCTCAAATTTTGTTAAATAACAACGACGATTTCAGTCGTTTTATTATCATGATCTGGTCGTTATTTGCTGGGTTTGAAGTTCTAAATAAGGACTTCATTTCCGTTGGTTACTCATTCGTTTATTGATAGGAGTAATTAACAATGGCAAAGAAAATCTATCCCGGTAACTGGGTTACTCAACTCAGTAGCTATCAGGGCCAGCCAGTCGTGGCGGTGCCTGGTAGGACATATCACCATGTTGTTGGTTTCGCGACCATCACATCAACTGGTGCTACCTCATGGGACGTAACAATCCCAAGTCCAGATATGCGAGGTGATGATAAGCCTCGTCCAGACATTACTGGTCTAATCGTGCCTGTCGGGGCCAATGTTTATCACGTTGGTATTCGAGTTTGCGACACCCGCAAGGATCGTGGCGTAGGTACAGCTACAACCGGCTTGACTGGTGCCCAGAACAATCGGATTAAAGCCGCAAGTGCTCTTGGCTCAAGCACCGATAACACAATCGCTGCAACCAAGCTGTCTACAAACTCTGCAGACCTATCTATCGGCGCCAACCTGACAGTTGCTCCGACAGGTGGAACTGTTGGTGTTGTCACCCCTGTGGCTGTGACCGGTTCTGCTCTCACCTTGAAGGTCTATTCAACAGACGCAACGGGTGCTGCAGCTGGATCAAACATCACCTCAAGTGCAACAGGCGGCACTCCCGTAATCGTGGAAGTTGCTTATTACACTGAGGACGTATGCCCAGACATGGACGGTACTTTCATTCCGTTCATTACTGAGACATAAGGAGAGATTTTTCTCCCTATGATGAAGGCGCTTGTTATGCAAGCGCCTTTTTTTTTGCGTACCTATGGCGCTATACCAGAATCAGAAGAACGGCCAGATCGTTGAATTTATTGCTCACCACGACAAGGAATGGGCAATGATCAAAAATGCGAGCGGGCAGATCTCTTACGTACCACTTGCTGACTTGGTCTCATACGAGCCAGGCAAGGGAAGAACTGGAGGGGTTATTGAACCTCAGACAGCAGAGAAAGAGAAGGATGAAGACAAGATCCCGGAAACTGCAATCCCTGCAGACACGCGAGTTAATCTCAATGTCGCCACAGCTGAAGGTATTGCTAAAACCGTTAAAGGGATCGGCTATGCAACAGCAAAGAAGGTTGTCGAGCTAAGACTGTCTCTGCCCGGTGAGCGTTTTAAGGATTTATCGCAGCTTCGGAAGATCGGTCGTGTCGACTGGGACACTGTAATTGCAGAAGATCTTATTTATATAATTTAAGAACCTAGAATAGTGTCTAGGTTACGTTGATACCCTTGGAGCTCAACGACTACGACAAGAGCCGTTGCAGGTTCCATTTAGGTTACAACAGTGGGGCCAATCTCCCTGCTGGTGATCTTGCCAGAGTGGAAGAAGCGATGGCAAGGATCCCGGATAGTTATTTCTATACCAGGATCATTGACCACCTCACTCGCTGCGATAAAACGTGGCGACTTAGCCAGGTCTTCTTAAGTGAAACACAGCCGCAGCCCTCAAGGGTTGAGCGCATTACGGGTGACACCGACCGGGCTATTTATCAGTCAGACCCTTTAAAGGCTGACAAAGATTATCGAGAGATCTACTTAAGGGAAGTAGATCGATTGGCGGAAACACTTTATGTAGCGAATTATCGCCGCGAAGAAGTACGTCGATATGCCTTTGATCGG